AACTTCATCAAACTTTGTAACGTCTCCTTTAGCGAGTGCATAGATTGAATTATACCATCCCCATTGCTTATTGAATTGAGTCCGTTCTGAATAGTCGTGTTGAGTTCCTTGTTCTTCTTCATCTCCACTTCCAAAGAGGTAAGCGAAGCTTGTACTAAGTCGTTTCCTAAATGATAAAAAAAAACCGATGCTGCCATAGCAATATCCAAAGGAGTGTATTTCATTAACTCAGCGAATTCATCTGTTCCTGAATACGGCATTATTTCGTAAGTGCCTTGTTTCGTTTTTTTGGTTATCGGTCTGTAAAGAACTGCCATTGCTTTGTGGAATGTTTCAACCTTGCCTATATTGTGATCTAAGTCTACATATTCACCAAAACTCATATCTTCCAAATTAGGAATGAAACCGAATTCCATGTCTTGTATTTTAAACGTAGTTTTGAAATCCGTCTTTTGCTGGAATAACTCATTGAAATGATTTGCTAATCCTACGACATCGCTGTATTTTATTTTGAGTACGTCTTTCATGTTTAAACCGCAGAAAATTTCAATAGATTTTTGAGCTATTAATTCTTCATCGTTTGAACCCTCAACCAATTTCATGAACTTTTGGTAGTTCATTAAAGGAATTTCACTTAGACTTGTTGGAATTACTATTTCCGTTTTCATATTTATATAACTTTAGATTTGATAATTGTAGTAAGCTAAAGCAATATCGAACGCTTGCCCTAACATTTTTGTGTGCATCCGTATTTTCATAGGATCGTCAAACACTATTTTTATGCGAATACCTTTCTTTTCATGAATGAACTTCTCAACTATGCGTACCATCATCGGGAGGTCATCTGTCATTTAGTTGAAATTAGTGTATAAAATACTGTCCGTAATGAGGATTAACTCCCAACACTTCCATTTCGTGATAACGGATTGCGTCAATGCTGTGGTTATTAAAGTCGATAGGCTTGTTTAAACGAACGCCAGTTTTGTCAGTGTCCCAAATGTAACCGCGCAATTCTTTGATTAGGTTAGTACTGTTTGACGTTACTAAGTATTCTTGGCTTTGCATTATCTGAATACCAAAGTTTATTGAATCCTTGCCTTTTGTTACGCCCTTAATCGTCTTTCCGTACCGTCTAATCTCTTCTATTGACTTAGGCTCGGAGCTATCTGCATATATCGGAACGCTATACGGTAGCACATTGGCAATATCGTTATTTAACATTCCTGTTCTATATATTAATTCATTCAGTATTCGCTTGCCATTCCACGTATAAACTTCAACCGCTGAGGTAGGGTCATTTGTGTATCCAAAGTCAAGTCCAATTCCTATCAATCGCGCATCACTTGGAATACTATCAATTTGTTTCCAGTTGCTGAATATAACGCCCTCAAGCATTCCAATTTCACCTAAGCCATATACACGCCACCAATTAGCCCAATACGTGCTTGTTTCTGCTTTTAAACGATTCTTTTCTATTTGTTCGACTATTGAGTTGTCTAAGGCTTCATTGTCCTTGTAGGTTAAGATTATAAAGTCTGCGTCTGGTTCGTCTTTTAGTTCGGTATGTACCCAAAACTCATTAGCTGGGTTAAAGTCTAAATAGACGGCTTTTTTTGTACGTATTGCAAGTTCGTTATAACTTTCAAAGGTTACGTTGTTACATTCGTTTATATATAGAACATCACGCCTTGCACCTCTTAATTTGCTTGAGTCATCAGCACTAAAAAATTCAAATGTACTTCCGTTTAAAAATTGATAGGTTAATAACGATTTATTGAATTGGTTTTCATTCCACTTATTCATCCACTTCATTAGCTTAATAAAGTCTTTTAAAGCACCCCTACGTAAATGCGGAATACTTTCAGCAACTACGCTAACTTCAAGTCCGTGTACCGCAGAAGCACGCCCAATTAAAACAGCTAATATACCATACGTTTTCGCCGCACTTGTGCCACCCTGAATAATACGAACTCGCTTTTTGAGTTTAAGTATTTTATTCGTCGAAGTCGTCCGCAGAAACATCAGGGAAAATTGGCTGTTCTAAAATGGTTTGTTCTATCTGTTGTAATGGCGCACCGTAACCTGAATCCATTAGTGCTTTATACGCTGCTACATCTCCCTCACGTGCTTTTTTGATTAAAGCCAAAGTCATTAAGTCCTCTTGACTCATTGTTTCCTCTTGATTAGTTAAAGGGTTTTTTAGCTTTTGATTTACCTCCAGCCAATACTTTGCTATTGTGCTTCTATTCTTTGCGCCTTTAGGTCTTCCGTTAGGGTTTCCGCTTTCGCCTTTTTGCCAACGTGGCTCTATATCTTTATTTGCCATTGTGATTGTTGTATTCTCGTTGTTTATTTTAATTCAACTCCGTTCTTTTTAATAACTAAAGTCGGGTCTAATTTTTTCATTCGGTCAATGATAACTTGGCAATACTTTGGGTCAAGTTCCATTCCGTAGCACTTGCGTTTAAGTTGATGTGAAGTTATGATTGATGTTCCACTACCTAAATATAAGTCAACTATTAAATCATTTTCCTTGCTCCATTTATTAAAAAACCAAGATGCCAATTGAGTTGGTTTTTGAGTAGGATGATGTCTTTTATGGTCAAATTCTTTTTCAGTTCCAAATGCACTCGCCCATCTTATTCTTGCTATTTCTCTTTTATGCTTTGATTTACTCCAACATAATTCAAATGCACTACCATACATTTTATCAAAATTTTCATCTATTCTTTTATCCCATACTATCCAACTACCTTCATTTTTATTTGGTAATAATTCTGCAAAATAATCTGCTCCCCATATAAATATTTCTTTACAATCATAAAAACAAGCAAATATCGTATTGATTAATTCTTCACTAAAATCATTATGGTCTCCTATTACATTTTCATATTTCTTACCATTTTTAATACCTTTTTCTTTTGCGAATGTTGTATTATTACTCATCTCGCTATAATCAGCATCTAACTTCATTCCGTAAGGAGGGTCAGTAAATACCATATCTGCCTTTTCTCCATCCATTAATCTTGCAACCGCATCGCTATCCGTACTATCTCCACAAAGCAATCTATGTTCTCCAATTTCGTAAAGGTCTCCTAATACTATATCCGTGTTTATCTCGTTAGGTATTTCGTAGTTATCTTCTTCGGCTTCAAGTTCTTCTTGAACGCTTAAATCAACAGGCAAATCTAAACCCCAATCGTCTAACTTTTCAGCGTCCCATTCATTTGCTAAATTATCCCAGTCCCATTCTCCAAAACCTACGTTATCTTTTATTAAGAATTCGTTTTTTTGTTCCTCAGTCCATTCATCTGCTACTATAATAGGTACGGTTTCGTGTTTTAGTTCTTTTAACGCTTTTAAACGCATATTACCACCTAAGACAATATATTTACCGTCAACGTCAGTAAAAACGATTAGAGGGCGTTTATTTAGCATATCTGGAAATTCTTGAATAGACTTAACTAACTTTTGGAATTTTCCGTCTTTTATTATTCTTGGGTTCTTTGGGTTGGGTTTAACCTCACTTATTTTAACTAACTTCATTTAATTAGGGTTATAATAGTAATCTCTAAATTCGTCTTTTGATACAGCGTGTATTTCCATGGTTTCAATTTTAGTGTCTATGAATACGCAGTAGTTTATTTCTGTTACTTTCATTATTAATCTTAAAGCGTTCCAATCTGATTTATGAATGTTTGGATTCATAAACACTATGTAATAATCACTTTTTAAAGTTACGCTACACACTTTATTCGTTCGTGTTTTTGGATAGGTTCTCTTCATAACTTGTTGAACAAACTGCTAATCTTTGGTCGGTGTTTTCAAACTCATTTACCATTTTGTCATCGGTCATGCAACGTTGAATGAACTCCGACTTTGTTTCGTTACTTGTTGGCTTGGGAATCGGCATCTTCGTAAGTGTTATAAACTTGTTTTAATTGGTTTACTCTTTCTAAAATACACGACCCACAGCTTGTTGGTTCGTTGCGTACTCCAAACACTCTTGAATGAATTGCAAGTATTGTTTTTTGTTCACTTGGTTTTATTACTTCCGCCTTTTTGTCAAACCATTCTGTTAACCAATCGTACTCAGCTTGTTCCAGGCACTTCGCCTTTCTGTACGGAAACAACTCATTTAACTTTGCTTTACGTTTATCGCATCCACAGTCTTCTCCTAATAACCATTTAGCAACCTTTGCTACTCCAGTTACTTCGAGTACCTTTTCAACAGTATCTCCTAACCCTTTACTTTCTTGAGCTAATATTTCAGCTTTTGTTCGTCTTTTTCTTGCCATAATTTAAAAATAATAAAATTCAGTTTCGTGTTTTTCTTTGTTTTTATTTATAATATTTAATGCTTCCTCAAATGTATCATAATATAATTTAGAAGATAAAATGTTATTATAAGGTATTACACCATTTTCATCAATATGTCTCCATTCTTTTGTTATTCTTTGCCACCATTTAACATTTACATAAACTAATTTTTGTGGCTGATATTGATTTAGTCTTTTAGCTATTCTATATTTACACATAATCTATTTTATTAATTCGTAATCCTCGTTTTTGTAGTCCTCGTAATGCTCTCCGACTTCTATTTTTAAACTATCCTTGCAGTATTTTAACGTCTGCCATACTGATTTAAAACTTATTCCAGTGCATTTTTGGATTTGGCGTGTACTCATTCCAGTATCCCTGTAAAGTTCATATAATAGTTTGTCGTACCAATGCCAACTGTTTACTGTTTCGTTTATTTTTACTTCTAATTGCTTTTGAGCGTTCGTTTTTTCGTATGAACTACTTTCATCTACTAACTGAATTGCCTCCGTTATATCGACTTTTTGAAGCCTTTGTTTAGATTTCTCAAAGTCATAGTACATATTTCTTAAAACAACCCACACAAACCCCTTGTAAATAGTTCCGTTACGGTAAAATCTTTCTTTGTTTTCGTGTTTCGCCAGCTTTAAATACATTTCTTGGACAATGTCCTCTGCTAAATAATACTCTCCAAACGAGCGCACAACTTTAATCCAGTGTTTATGGTCTGCGTAAAGGTCATTTAAAAAACGGTTAGTGTCCAATTATAAACAACAATAAAATAAATAAAACAACTATCAAACCACCCAAAACACGAATCAAACTCTTTCGCATTTCCACCTCATTAAACAACCATTTCTGAATCTTAATACTCGGAACGCTCCAAACAAAAACAAGAACAGCCCTATCCAAAAAGAATAAGGCTATAATGAAAGGAAATAAAAGTATCGTTAAGTATTTCACATGGCTAAGTTATGCAATTTTCTTTTATAGTTCAACAAGCGCCCTAATGCTCTTGAGCAAATCTCTAATCTATCACTGTATTTTTTAGCTAAATTAGGTAAGTAACCTTTGTTTGAAGTTTTAATAAAATCGGATAACATTCTCATTCGTGTTTGCATACCGTCAATCATGTATTCAACCTCATCAATTCGCTCTTTAATTAAATCTAAATCTAATTGTTGACCAGTTCCAGTGCAAGACATACATTCATAATCCACTACATCCTGCAAATAAGGAATTTCAGTTCCATTGTGTTCAATTGTTACAGTTCCCCAACCATTACACTCTTGGCAATCTCTTGTTAAATTTTTCATAATTCGTGTTTTTAATTGTTAATTGTTGAACAAATATAATTACATTTTTTAATATAACTGCAAAATAATTTGATATTTTTTTAAATACTTAATTTTCGGCATATCGAATATATTTTTTTATAATCAGTTGTATTGTATTCTTTCTCAATTGCTTTTCTTATATCTTGATCTAAATTATTGACATAGTCTTTTCTTTTCTGCCTTTGTTTCCTAACATATTTCAGTTGATATTGATTTTCGCATTTCTTACAAATGAACCTAACTGTTTTAACATCTAATTTTAAATCATGAAGAATTCTAAATTCTGCAATTGGTAATGTTTCTTTGCACATCCTGCATTGTTTTTGTTCTGGAGGATTAAACCCAAACTTATGCTGATTCCGTACCCATTTCTCTTTTAATAACAAGAAACATTCATTCGTAATTGATTTGTATATGTCTCCATCTCTTAAATATGCTGAATGTAATACGTCTAAATAATCTTGGCTTCTACCAGTTAAACGATACATTTTCCATTTTGTAAACCCAATAAGTTTATTATAATTTTCCATAATATAAGTTTTAAAAAAAAGCGGAATTTTTTACGTTCCGCCTTCCGACCGTGTTACCACAATCCAAAAATGATTCAGTAAGTGTTCTAATGGTAACTATCTGAATACGTTATTTACTAAAAAACTTTCCTATCTTTTCAATCGACCTACTCGATAAAGTGCTTCCACTCATGAATTTATGTAAGTTAGGTTGTTTTACTTCTACTAACTTCGAGAAAGCGTTTAGGCTTAATTCGTGTTTTTGTAGGTACTGTTTAACCATTGCCCTGGTAACTTCATTCGCTTCGCTTAAAACTTGTGCTGCGTAATTCATAAGTTACCTAAAAAATCGTCAAAGTCTTTATTGCCGTAACTTGGCTTTCCAGTTGTTGGCTTTGCTTGTTCACCTTGTTGCTTAGGTTTAAAGTCATTAATTACTATTTTATAATCAGGGTGGTTATCCTGTTTTTTATAGCTGTTAACCCACATTGAATATTTAACGTTGTTGATAGTAAAGTTAATTACTTCGCCTTTTTGAGTCTGCTTTTTCCAAGCACCCGTACTCCATTCTTTCTTTTCCATTTTTACTTTGTTTTAATATATAATCGTTTAAATCTTTCAACCGTACAACAAAACTCCGTTATAGGGTTTATTTCGTGTTGTCTTATTGTTTCGTACCACAGTTTGTCTTTTTTTAAATCTTTGATTTGCACTATTTGGTCTCGAGTCGTGTTTTTGTAGTAACCCATTACTTTTAAATCTTCCATTACCATAACCATTTTAAAAATGTCCATATCAATTTCAAGAATTTACGAATTAACCCATACTCATTTTGTTGAGTAGGAATGTTTATTGGCTCTTGAACTTTTACTTTTGTTGCTCGTGTTTTTGATTCAGCCCTTGCCTTAGCTTTTATTTCTGCTGGTATTTCTATATAATTCATATCAAATTGTAATTCAGGTTGTGTTTCTAATTTTTTATTTATTGTTTTTTGTCTATAATTTCTAATATGCTGTTCTTTTCTGTACGCTTCAATTATTTTAAATGTAATCGGAATTTTATCATTCCATACATAACGACCTGTGTGTCTTTTATGTATAATATTATTTTTAACTAAAAATGCCTGCCAAGTTTTCCAATTAGGCAAAGAACTTTTTAAATCCATAAGTTTATAATATTCCGTGTTATCTAATTCATTTTTAATGAAAAAAAGATTTTTCAACCATTTTTCAGTTGTTTCTTTATTTTCCCATGTTCTTCTTTTTGTATGTGTTTCAACATTCATGTCTTTTATTTTTAATTGTTGTTTATATTTAATATTTTTTTCTTTTCTATATTTTCTGAATTCTTCAACTAATTTTTCTGAAACAGGTATTTCTTTATTCCACTTACAACAATCATTTTCATCTCTATATACAACATTGTTTTGAACTAAAAATCCTAACCACCTCGTAGATACACCGTACTTAACCATTAAATAATGAGGCTCTTTAATTGAATTATTTGTTAATTCATCTCTTAATTGTACTAAAAACTGGAGATACTTCCAAGTGGTTTGTTCTTTATTTAATTTTCTTTTCATAATTCTTGAATTAAATTGTTATAATATTCACGTGCTAACTCTATTCGTTCTTTAATTTGTTCTATTACTCTTTCGTCTTTTGCTATTTTAAAGACTTTTACGCGCTTTTCTTTTGGTATGTGGTCAAAGTTATGTTTCTTTTGCACAAAGTCCCTTAAATCCAAACTTTCATCTATTAACCCTTGCTTCCAATGTTCACGCCTTACCTCGTCCTCAACTATTTGAAAAGGTGTGTTGACTAAACAATAACAAAGTAACGCTTCGTCTTTTCCTGTTAACCACATATAACCTTGAAGCTGGTAGTAATAATCTTTGTTCGGACATTCGGTTTCAAAAAACGGAAACGTTGTAGCATCCCAAGAACACTTGACATCTAAAAGAATTTCATTCGTGTTTACGTCTGGAGTTCCAGTTAAATAATCGTTTGTTAGATTCTCTTCATTCTTGTAAATAAAACCTAAATTCAGCACATCGTTAACAAGTTCAATACCTTCGTTTTCTACTTCGTTACCTTTGTCCGTGTATCTACTCCAAAACTCTTTACGGATTCCGTATTTATGTTCGATTGCAAGTTCCTGAATGTAGGTTTTAGTAGTTTTAGAAAGAACCTCCCCTTTTGTTTTGGGGAGACTCATAAGTTTTCCTATTTGTGAAGCTCTAATTTTCATAACAATAACAATGCTTTTTGTTGTAATTCAGTTAATTGAAACTTAGCTTGTAGCTCTTCGGCTGTAAATTCACCGTTACGGATAGCTTCTACTGCTTTTAAGAATCGTTCAGCTTGTATTGTAGGCTTTTTTGCTTCCGTTTTTACGGGTTTTACTTGCTCACCAGCTGCGTCAACATCTTTATCGGTTACAATACCTAAAATCGAAGATAATGCGTAACGTCTTAAATAAGTAATTGCAGATCCTAATACTTGAAAATCATTCATTCCTTTAAGTTGAACACCTTGAGGAATATCCGTTTGGCTATCTATTTGTTCACCACTTTCAGAATGAAACAATACAGTTACTATTTGTTGACCGTTAATTAGTTGGGTAAATCCTAATCCGTGTTTTTGTAACAACGGGTTAATCACTTCAAAGATTTTAGGAAGGTCGGCATACGAATATCCGTAGCCTTGCGTTCCTTTGTGAATTACTGGCACTTCTTGCTGAAATGCTGCTAAACTTTTAAATAGGTTTTTCATAATATAAATTTTAATTGTTTTACAAATATAACTATTCTTTTTAATATAACAATGAAATCAAAAAAAATTATAAAAATTTTCTAAGACCTTGCGCGCATCGTTCAATGCTGTTTGCTCGTTCCTGAAGGCTTTGTATTTGCTCTTGGATAGTTTGCTTACAATCGCTTGTGAAATAGCCGTTAGACGTAGCTATTAAAGGAATAATACCATTTGTTCGAATGTAGTTAACCATTTTACGCAATCGCGGACCATTCATTTTAGTTTTATAACCTTTCGTGTTTAGGTATTCGTTCATCCGTGTTACTATTAATTCAGATTTGATAGGGTTCGCCTTTTTGTAGTTTCGGAATCCATGAACAACGATAGGCAAAATCTCCATTTCTTCGCTTGTAAGTTCGTGTGTGAACTCTTCAAAATTAGTTACTCCCATTCTATTCTGATTTAAAGGTTCGTTATTTCGTGTTTAACTTGTTCCCAATACTCTGTTTGATGCTTAGGAATAGTTATTATAAAACTTTCAAGTATTTCATTCACTGCAATCAATGCCATCTCAACACATAAATTACCATCTCCGCTACCTGTTACTTCTATTTGCTTTTGGAATAACTTCATCCAAATATATTGTGCTTTCTCTTTTGGTGTCATTCTATTCTGATTTAAAGGTTTCATTGTAGTAATCTTCTCCATACATTGCCATACTATTTGTACAATCATAGGCTTTAATAATCTGCTGCCTCTCCATTTCTTTGGCTTGTTTAATTACTTCATAGATACATTTGCCTTCATTCTCAATTTGGTCAAATAACCATTCTACTGCTGTTTTCATTCTCCTAATATTAAAGTATGTAATTCACATCTAACGTCTAACCAATAATTCAGTTCTTCTTTGTAAAAACAATTTTCAGAAGTATATATATTTTCCTCAACTGTAATTAAAGCGTTTTCTCGTGCTAATCTTATTCTTATGCCATCACATAAATCATTTACTTGATTTAAATTTATATTTAAATGTTTATAAAATAATTCAAGTGCTTTTTCTTTAGGTTCCATTCTATTCTGATTTAAAGGTTTCGTTGTAGTATTGTTCACTTGTTTCTCTTGGAAATATATTTTCGTCTTTTATTATATCTGCACATCCTTTACAATAAGCCTCAATAATCTGCTCTTTCTCCATTTCTTTGGCTTGTTCAAATTCTTCATGTAAATCACATCTTTCAACATATAAAGCTATTGCTTTTTCTAACCATTCTACTGCTGTTTTCATAATTTAAGTTTTAAAATCCGTAACGCATTACATCTTCATACTCGGCTAAGGTCATTTGATCGTAATGGTCTTGTGCTATATCTCCATTTAGTTCGAATCGTGTTTTTCTAATTTCACGTTCTTTAGCTTCTGCGTTTTCTATGTTACGCAAAATCATTTTTAGCGTGTTTCTTAAATGATTCTCGTCCATTAAATCAATGTCGATTTTTTGACCATTCTTCATAGTCCAGTAATACTTTTTCATAATTTAAGTTTTAATTGTTGGTTCAAAAGTAATTATATTTTTTAATATAATTGCAATTCTTTTATCTTTTTTTTATAAATCTGCATTAATTCTTTTAATTCCTCTTTTGTGAACTTTCGTGTTTTTCGTGCCTCAACTTCTAATTGCTGATAATTTTCGATTCCGATTTTATGTATTAAGTTTCTTTGGTACTCAATTAGGTTACCACTTAAATACGTGTTGCAGTGTTCACACTGGAGATGAACATTCAATTCATTAAACCGAACGTTCCAATGGTTATTTGCGTTGAAAAAATGCCCCGCGTTTTCTTTCAATGGTTTCTTTTGGCAACTTATGCAAACTTGACCTTTATCTCGTAATCTGATATATTTATTAAAAATAATTTGAGTAGCTTTAATTAGTTCCTGGACTGTCTCAAGATCGTTTTTCATTTTAGCCTTCGTCTTTTTCCAGGTCTTCGCCTTTTCAGATTCTACCCAAACACGAACGCACTCAGCTTCTAAACAAAACTTTTGATTAAAGCGTACTGGCTCAAACTTATTTTTACAATGCTTACAACGTGACATCTTTAAAATTTAATTGTGATTGTAAATCCTTGACTTTGAATTTCTCCTCCATTAATAGTTTTTCAAGTCTAAAATTCTGCTGTAATGCTGTTCTTAGTTCCTTTTCCATAGCATCGTAGATAATTTTTACTTGTTGTAAGTCTGCTAAGCTCCGTTCCATTGAATGTATTAAATCATATCTATTAGAGGCACGTTCTTTTATTTCCTCAAGACTTAGTTTAATTTTTAAATAAGTAGTGTCTAAGTTTACTTTGCCAGTTATAATTGTCAGTTCGTTCATTTATTCGTGTTTTTGTAAGTTATAATAATCAAAACGGAACATCGCCTTTACTTTGTTTCATCTTTTCGCTAAACGAAAGTAATTCTTTTCCGTTAACTATATCAGGTTCAATTAAAGGTAGTTGTTTAGCTGGAAAACTATTTGACATTTTTGGTCTTACGTTTTGTAATGGGTCAACTCCATTAATTTTAAATCCTAAGCCTGAATTAAAATCAAACATAATAGGGTCATTTAATGCAGTATGCTTACCACCTGTGTCCATATCTTTTACTTTCTCTACATTTACCCACGTTACATATTTCATTGTTTCGTGTTTTACTAACCTATGAATAACAAATAAGTCATCACAGCGATTAGAAAATGCTTTACCTCCTTCGATATGGTCTTTTAATGGTGCTTTTAAATGTCCTTTATATTCGCCTTCTTGATAAATGTTACCAGTTCTACCGCTTTCGCTGTTTGGATGCGTGTTTATGTATATCGTAACTCCAAACTTATTGCAGAAATCTCGACACGAATTTAAAAAATTGTAATTACTTTGGAAATCCATTTGCCTATCTAATCCAGTAAATGGGTCAATTAATGCTACGTTGCATTCGCTTTCTTCAAATAACTTCAATAATTCATTTGGCTTGTAAAGATTTTTATTGCTTATGAATTTAAACTGCTGTTCGAGTATTGTTATTCCTGAATTTATTTGTTGATAGGTTAAATCCTTAAATCTTATTCCATAATACATCTGAAGTAAATCACGTAGTATTGTAGCCTTCTTATTTTCACCGCTCCAAATGCAAAACTTTAAATCGTGTTTAAGTGCAAGTGTTAAGAAATACCAATTAATCCAGTAAGTCTTACCAACGTTGTCATGTCCTAAAATTATGTTTAGCTGATTAGGTTTAAATCTAATATACTCATCTAAATGACAATCTATTTTTAATCCGTCTTTTATTTTGCCGTCTTTGTAGTCAAGTAAATATTGTAGGCAATCGCCTTCTTGTGTTATCATTGTTTAGGTTTTAGAAATCCGAGTTTATATGCTTTTAATTCTTCAGGTGAAATATTTTCTATTTGTTTAGGTTTTACCCAAGTTCGAATAGCTGCTTTCCAGTCTTTCATTTTGTTTTTACCTACCATCCAACCTTTTGATTCGTAAAAGTTAATAAATTTTACTCCGTCAACGTCTAAATTGTTTTGCATACAATATTCCAAAACATCGTTAAAAGTTGGTATTATAAACTTCTTTTCATTCTTTACATTATTGTTAGTGGTTGATTGCTGGTTGCTCGTTGGTTGCCCGTTTGTTATTTCGTTGGTTGATACTTGGTATTTTTCATAACTAACTATTTGAATTATAGTGCCTTGCGAACTTGTAACGCTGGTTATTTCGTTGGTTGAAATTAGCTTAGTTAATGCAGTTCTAATTTGTTGCGAACTTAATCCAGTTTCACGTGCTAATAGGTCACGACTTGTAACAATCGAACCTACTTTTAATTCAATTCCTTTGAATCTTTTTTCTTTGTGATTAGCTTTTAAAAGCAAATGAAGAAATAACCGAAAGCAGTTATTATCTGAGTACCATTCCCATTCGAGAATTTGCCTATGGAGTTTTATCCATCCTTGTTGATTGTTCATCGGTCGTGTTTTTATAAAGGAAGCCGCCACAATAACACACGACCAAATGATTATATGGCGGTTTACACTTCCTTAAATTAATAAAGTCTTTTTGCATTTCGGTCGTATGTTCTGCAAATATAATAATTATTTTTTAATATTCATAATGTTCCATAATTTTTACCATCATTCTATAATTTGTTAAAGTAAAAATAGTGTGTCGATAGTTTAAAAAATCCAATTGGTTTAATTTATCAAATGAAACATTACGCCAATGAGCAGCACATTTCTTCATCTGAATTAAATCACATTCTTTATAAAGTTGAAAATGATTATTTACAAACCATTTTATTTTACTTTCAGTTTGTCCGCATTTAATAAAAGCATCATTTACGCAGTCAATAAAAAAAGACGAACCTTCGTAAGTCTCATAAGTTTTCTTTAATTTCTCAATCATATTCCTCGTTTTTATAATAGTTATTCGATACGTTAACACGGATTCTCCATCGCTTTATTTTACGATAGTCAATCTTTTGCTTAGGGTTGTATAGCTTAAACACTTTCATAGTTTCTCAATTTCGGTTATAACTTCTTTTAAAAACTTAATTCGTGTTAATGTAAGCGTTTCTTGAATACGCTGGTGACAAGTAAATATAGCGCAGTTACGTGCTACTCTATAATCTTTTATTTCAAGTCCAATGTAAAACTTGTCTACTAAGTCTATTGCAAATTGTTTAGGTGTCATACGTTTGATTTAACTATTATTTCTTTATCACTTATTATTTTAAAGCTTCGAGTACGTTCGTATTTCTGCATGAATTGAAGATTCATTCTATTATAAACATCCTCATGGTATTCCTTACCTTTCAAAAGTAATTCTTTTAAACGCTCAAGTTGTTCTAATAAAACCGCTTCGTTTGTCCACTCAAATACTGCTGTAACTTCTTTTGCTTTCATTTTATTCTGATTTAAAGGTTTCGTTGTAGTATTTATCTGCTGTTGAGTATGGTTTATCTCTTAATATAAATGATGTGTTATAAGCATCTATTATCTGTTCTTTCTCCATTTCTTTGGCTTGTTCAAATTCACTATACAAAGTCAAATCAATACCATGATTTTGTTTAAGATTATTAGCCAACCATTCTACTGCTGCTTTCATAATTTAATTCTTTTATGTTTTTCAGTTCTTAATATATCACAATAATTTATTCCGTGTTTTTGTGCGTACCTTAAAACGTACTCTTCACAATACTCCAACACGGATGAACTATAAAGATGTA